GCAAAATTTACGCTGATTTAACAAAATCTTTAGACGAATTTAAGACGTTGAAAAACGAAGATTTGGTTTTTACCGAAAACGATGTGGTTGTATCTGGGCGATCAATGCGGGAAGCTGCTACCAACAAAGCCATGATGGAGGCACGCATCACTGAGATGATTCGCCTGCTACAGCCAGAAAACCCAGCCAACACTCTGGACGACATTACCTACGCTGAGATTGAAATGGAATGGCCTTTGAGCGTCCAGCTTGCGTTAGTGGAAAAGATCAGTGAAGTTGTTAGCCCAGGCTACAAGGAGACACGGGGAAACTAATTTGCTCATTGAGGGAACAAGTCGCCGCGGCGATGATCTTCAATGGGCATACATCAGATTCAATTGCTGCCCTTGACCAAATCACTATGCTGCAAATCCAAACGATGTACGCTGATGGAGTGCTGGGAAATCATGGCCTTCTGGCGCAGCTTGCAGTATTGACAACGGGAGTTTTCAATTACATTAGACCGCCTCACGCAGCCCCGTACAGGCTTGCAGGCACGCTTGGCGCTGTGCATGACTACTTGTACCCTCCAGCCAGCAAAGAACAGCTTGCAGCGCAGGCCAATGACAGTCTGTTAGCGTTTATGGTGCAGGCACCAGGTTTCAATTCGGAGAAATTTAATCATGGCTAACATTGCTCGGCTCGGTGTTGCCCTTGGCTTAAACAGCGCCGAATTTGTCACTGGTTTAGAAGCTGCATCTAGAAAATTAGATCACTTTGCCACAGCAGCTATTGGTGTAGCTGCAAATGCTGTGCTGGCGCTTGGCGCTGCTTTGTCTGTTGCTACTTACAAAGCAATTGGATATGCAGATCAAATAGCAGACACTGCCGCAGCTAACGATCTTGCAATTGATTCGGTAATTAAACTCACAAATGCCTTAGAGAATTCTGGAGGCAAAGGCGACAACGCTGTAAAAATGTTGTCCAGTTTTTCAGACTTTGTTGACAAAGCCGCCAAAGGCTCATTTGAAGGGCAAAAAACTTTTAGTCAGTTGGGCATATCTCTTAAAGACATTGGCAGTATGTCTACTCAAGAGTTATTGCTTAAAACAACCGATGCAATTGCTGGCATTGCAGATCCTTTAACCCGCAGCGCCAGGGCAGCAGACGTATTTAGTAAATCTGCTAAAGGCGTGGACATGGTAGATTTTTCCAAAGGTTTAAAAGAAGGCAAAGGCGCAACACTTGAACAAGAAAAAGCAATCAAAGATGCAGCAGAAGCATTTGATTTATTTAAAAGCGTAGGCCGAGATATTAGTTTATTAATTACCGAGACACTTGGCCCATCTTTATTAAAACTCGGCAAATATTTAAAAGATTTAGATATATCAAATTTGTCGTTTACTATTTTCGGTAAATTTATTGGATTTGGCACTGGCAATGACCCTACAGTTAGGATTGTAGAATTAAGCAAAGAAATAGCAGAGTTAGGAAAACAAAAGGAATTAGCGTTAGGTCGTCCTTTAGTTTTATCAACAATTGATAGAGAGATATTAGCTTTACAAAGAGAACAAGACGCATTAATAGCAATTCAAAGAATTAAAGCAGATGAGGTTTCTAAAAGCCAAACAAAAGAAAAAATAGATAAGCCAATTAGAAAAGTTACAACCCCAAAAGAAGTTTTAGCAAAAGAATTTGAATTACAAAAATTAAGGCTTGAAAATGAATTTTCTATAATAAATAAATTTTTAAACGAAAGTCAAATAATAGAAATTGAATATAAAAAGAAAACAGCGCAAGCAACTTTAGAAATTAAACAAAAAAATATATCCGAAGAAAATAAATTTATAGGCCAAAATTCTTTAATATTAACTTTTCAATTGGCAGCAATAGACGCTGAATATAATGCAAAGAAAACAGCACTTAGAGATAAATATCGTGAAGAAGAAGCAAGGCAACATGAAGAATTAATGAAAGAAATTGATGAGGTAATAAGCAAACAAAAAAATTTGGACGCACAACGTCAAATATATTTAAATGAATATGGAGCGCAATCAAGGACAGAATTAGTAGGATTGCAAATGGCTCAAGAAATGTTTTTAATAGATCAAAAATCTTTGTACATGAAAGCTGAAGAAGTACAATTAGAAAAAGAACTCCTACAAATAAAATATAAATATGATGAAACTGTTTTAAGTATTTTTAAAAATGAACAATTAACAGAAGATGGAAAAAATGAAGCTTATCAATTAGCAAATAGAAATCAAGAAATAGCCATTGGATTAGCCAAAGAACGTATGCAAATATTAAAAGATCAAAAATCAGGCGGCATGATGGAAGGTTTCTTATTCCGCATGGAGACGTTTGGCAAAGACATGGAAACCAGTTTTCAAGCTGGTGGCAAAGCATTTGATTCTATGATGGGCAGTATGTCTAAAGCCTTAGAAGAATTTATCACAACAGGCAAACTAAATTTTGGAGATTTTGCAAAATCTGTTATCAAAGATATGTTGGCAATACAACTTCGAGCATCTGCAACTAATTTGTTTTCAATGATTGGAAAATCTTTATTTTCATCATCTGTAAGTTTACAACCCAAAGCGGCTGGTGGTCCGGTAGAAAGTAACAGCCCATATTTGGTTGGTGAACGTGGGCCAGAATTGTTTGTACCACGCAGCGCAGGCGCAATTGTGCCCAACCACTCAATGGCAATGATGGGCGGTTCCACTAATATTACGAATTACAATATTCAAGCAATTGATACCAAATCGTTTGAAGACCGCATACTGGGCAGCAGCAAAGCAGTGTGGGCCGCAAACGCATACGGCGCTAAAAACCTATCGCTTGGCAGGGGCAGAACATGAGTTTTCAAACCATTTTTGAAATCAGCCAAAGCATCAGCGTTCAGAATCGGCGCACCGTTGGGCAGCAGGTTAGCAGATCAGGCCAGGTGCGAGTGGCAGAATACCTAACATCTGTGCCGTGGTCATTTACCGTTAAACCGCACGCATATTTGTACTACCCGCAAGTGCGTGGCGTTATTCAAGCCATTGACAACAAAGACCGCCAACTGCCCGAGACAATTACTTTTGCCAGTAGCTTGTTAAGTTGGTTTGATGATTACAAAGGCGGCTTGACCAGTGGGCAGGCAGCAGCTTTAACCCTTGCCGCAGTGCCAGCCGCCAACGCAACCACAATTACTGTCGGCAACCTGCCAAGCGTATCGGCAGGCACAGTGGTGTTTGCGGCAGGCGATTTTTTACAGCTTGGGGTTTACCCGTACAAAGTCACAGCAGAGGTTTTGCGTGGTGGCGGCTCAACTGTCAGCGTAACTCTGCACCGCCCAGTAATTGGCACGCCCACGACAGGCACCTTGACAGCAGTCGGCTCGGCCTGCACGTTTTATTTGCTGGCGGCACAATGTCCCACGTACACACTCAACCCAATGACCTCTGGCGCATTTGTGCAGTGGGACGGGGACTTTGTGTTTATTGAGGACATTACAGGATGACCACCGCAATGGCTGCACTGAGCAGCCCATCCATCATTCAAGCCGAATTTATACGGCTTATTACCAGCACGGCAACCTATTATTTTTGCAATGCGGCAGCAGCAATTACCGTGGATGGGATGACGTTTAGCAACCTGGGAAGTCTGCTATCCATCAGCGCCATTGACCGTAGCATTAAAGCCAACAGCGCCGACCTAGCAATATCGCTCACAGGCGTGGACGGCACTAACATTGCCGTTGTGCTTGCCGCCAACATCAAGGGCAGCAACATTGACGTATGGCGTGGATTCTTAGACAGCAACAATCAAATCATTACTAGCCCAAGCCAGCAGTTTTTTAAACGCTACTCTGGCATTGTCAGCAATTGTTCAATCACTGAAGATTTTAACGATCAATTGCGAACACGCATCGCCACGGTTGGCATAACCTGCGCCAGCTTTCGGACCATTCTAGAAAACCGCATTCAGGGCATTAAAACGACTCCCAAGGCGTGGAATTTTATCTACCCTAGCGACACTAGCATGAACCGTGTCCCGGCGATTGCAGCCACGTATTTTGACTTTGGCAAACCACCGCAATCAGCCACAGTCAGCAGCAATACCTCAAACGCTCAAACGACTTTTGAATCACCAGGAATAAATTGATGATTCGTGAAGCCAACAAACACGATATGCCTCAGTTGCTGCAAATGATGCGGGACTACAGCACGCAGACGCCTGTGCCAGCCCTGCAAGCAGCAGCAGCCCATGATGAAACGCACGTTGCTAATTTAATGACGCAAATGATGGCAGGGCGTGGATTTGTGCTGATCGACAATGAATCAAGAGGGTTTATTGCTGCACTGATTACCACAAACGTCTGGTGTCCAGAAGTCTACGAACTGCATGAACTGGCGTGGTGGGTTAAACCCGAGCATCGTAATGGCACTGTGGGCGGCAGGCTCTGGAAAGAATTTGATCGCCTGGCTACAGATTTAATTGACGATGGACGCATTGATGTTGCAGTAACCGCAGTCATGGCAAACAACTCATGGATTGATTACACCAAACGAGGCTACAGCCCCATGCAAGCAACATTTTTTAGGGTGCATTGATGGTAGCAACAATTATTGCGGCTGGAGCAGCTTTATTAGGAGGTGGCGCTGCGGCTTTAGCAATATCAACATTTGCAGTTAATTTTGCCGTTAGCTACGTTGTTAATCGAATTTTTGCCCCAAATGACCCAACAGCAAATAAACCAGTAGATCAAGGCGTCAGGCAACAGGTAGCACCAAACACTACTAACAGTTTGCCAATCGTATACGGCAGCGCATACATGGGCGGCACATTTGTGGACGCAGTGCTAACAATTGACCAGCAATCTATGTACTACGTGCTGGCAATCAGCAGCATTAGCCCTAATGGTCAATTCACTTTTGATCGCACCAAGTTTTACTACGGCGACCGTTTGGTGACTTTTGATGCCTCAGATTTAACCAAAGTTGTTAGCTTGACAGACGGCGCTGGAAATGTAGACACAAAAATCAGCGGTTATCTTTATATCAATTTGTACACATCAACTGATGCGGGTGCCATCACGACCATTACAGGTACTGCACCAAATACCGCAATGGGCGGCGCAGACATTATTTCAGCGGAACGCTGGCCTGCTGCCGTCCGACAAATGAATGGCTTGGCGTTTGCAATCGTAAAGCTAAACTACAACCAGGACGCAGGCACCACAAATCTACAGGCCATCACGTTCAACGTTACGCAAAATCTAAACGGCACAGGCGCAGCCAAGCCAGGAGATGTGTGGGCCGATTATTTAGGCAATGAAGTCTACGGCGGCGGCATGGCAGCAGGGTTAATTGATACTGCATCTGCAACTGCGCTTAACACCTACGCAGACCAAACAATCACTTTTACCGACAGCAACGGCAACCCTGCAACTCAAGCCAGATACCGAATTAACGGCGTGTTGGATACAGGGCAAAATGTACTTGCCAACATTGACCGCATCATGCTGGCCTGCGATAGCTGGAACGCTTATAACGCAGCGTCCGGGCAGTGGTCAATTGTAATTAACAAAGCGGAAAGCACCGCATACGCTTTTGACGACACCAATATTATTGGTGACATAAAAGTTAGCCTGACAGATATTACAAACTCAATTAATCAAATTGAAGCGCAATTTCCCAATAAATTAAACCGTGACCAACGAGATTTGGTTTATCTTGAAACACCGTCAAACCTGCTTTACGCTAACGAACCAATCAATAAATTTTCATGCAATTTTGATTTAATAAATGAGTCTGTCCAAGTCAGCTACTTGGCAAACCGGGTGCTTGAGCAAGCCAGAGAAGATTTGATTGTCGGCATTAATGCAGCTTACCCAGCCATCCAGTTAGACGCTGGCGATGTGGTATCCATCACAAACACCAGTTACGGCTGGTCTGCAAAATTGTTTAGGGTGATGAAGGTTAGCGAGGTATCACTGCCTGACGGCAATTTGGGCGCAAGTCTGGAACTAAACGAATACAACGCCGCCGTCTATGACAATGCCACCATAGTTCAGTACAGCCCAGCACCAAATACCGCAATCACAGACCCGTCATTTTTTGGAGTAGTGCCTGCGCCAACAGTCACCGCCAGTTACCCATCAGCGGCAGTGCCGACAATCACAGTGCAACCGTATGTTGGGACCGCCAGTTTTGTAACTGTTGCAGAAATATGGTATTCGGCATTTGCCAGCCCAACGCCAAGTCAACTGTATTTGTTGGGGTTTACGCAAGTTCCAAGCAACGGCGTGCCTATTTCTCCAAGCCAATCACTGCCCACAATCTCGGCCACATTGCCTGGTGGCAATTGGTATCTGTTTGCTCGTCTTGTAAATGGTATTGCAACCAGCCAATATTCTGTAGCATCATCAGTTTTGCAATGGCGTCCAACCACTTTTCAATATACCGAGCGATACATCAATGTGCGTTATGGCAACGATTTAGTGGGGACAGGCTTTACAACTAACCCAAGAAACAAAGCGTACTATGGCCTGCAAAACACGCCTAGCTCTACTGGCAGTTCAAACGCATCGGACTACACTTGGTATCAAGCATCTTCTAATTTTTCGACTGATAAATATTTGTTGTATGTAAATCGAGGCAATCGCAAATTCAGTTTTGAAGTTGGAGAAGCGTCATTTGTAAATCTTAACGCTGCCTTTGTCCCAACTAACACAGCAGTTTATGACCCAACAATATGGCTAGGATTAGAAGACGGCATCAATAGTATTGATTTAGACATCAGAACAGGGCAATTGACAATTGTTGGAACAACGGCTGTTTCACAGCAAGACGGCATTGTTTCCGTTACAAATAACACCAACGGCACAATGGTGGTAAAACTAGCTCAATTCTTAAATTTTGGCGCAGGCGTTTACTCTAAGAATTTTGCCGCCGCTACATTGACAATTGATGTATTTGGGCGAGTAGTAGGGTTTACTTCGCCTGATAGTTTTTACTACACTGAGTCAACATTTCAAGCTACGGCAGCGCAAACAACATTTTCTGTAACTCATATTGTGGGCGATGTTTTAGTATTTAAAAACGGCTTGCTGCTTGATACAACAGAATACACCGAGACAAGCACAACTGTAGTCTTGGGAACAGGTTGTACATTAAATGATACTGTCATTATCATAAACATGAGGGCAGTTAGCACATCAGTTTATTATGAAGATTTAGGATTGACAATTACTGCTGTCACTTCCACAACCATTACCTATGCTGACCAACCTTATCAGGATATTTTGGCTGGAGAGTTATTAACATTTACAAATGTTGGCACCCCAACAACTTACACCGTCAGCACAATAAACACAAGCACCAAAGTCATAACATTTACAGGAACAATTGCAGGCGCGGCAATCAATGACAATGTTTTCCGCTACAGAGCCGCCGCATCAACTTACCGGCCTTGGACACGTTACAGCGCAGACGTTACTGCTGTAACAACTTACACACCGACAACAATTACAATTCAAAACGGGTTTGAATCAATCTACGTCAACGGCGTGCAATTCAGCGAGGTTGATTACGATTTAGATGGCCCTGCAATTGTTGGTTTTCCGGGCGCAGTCACTGGCAAAATAACAATTATTCTTTACGCACCAAATAATTACAACGTGCCTGCAAGCAACGTAACCAACAGCGTGGCATATTCTGTAAATGGCGCTATTACCTACACATTTCCAAGCAATCCATTAGCAATGGAAATCTACGCAAACGGGGTTATTCTTGCCAAGACTTACGATTACACCGCCAGCGCAGCAAATTATAATTTGGTTACAGCAATTCCAAATAATTACACTTTGTTAAACCAGCAAACATTTGCAAGAGATGGAGCCGCATAATGACGCAAGCCTTCAATTTAGGACAACTAGCCAACAACCTCAACACCTCGGGTCAGTTAGATGCTACCGATGGCTTAGTGGGGGCCGTGCCAATTGCTAATGGCGGTACAGCTGCAACAACGGCAGCAACAGCCAGAACTAACCTAGACGTTGCTCAAGCCGTTTACTCAGTGCCATCAGGAGGCATAATTATTTGGTCAGGCTCACAAGCTAGCATACCAACCGGCTGGTTATTGTGTAACGGCTCAAACAGCACGCCTGATTTGCGGGATAGATTTATTGTTGGCGCAGGGTCAACTTATGCGGTTGCTGCCTCTGGCGGCTCTGCCAATGCGATTGTCGTAAGCCACACACACACAGCAACTGTTACAGACCCAGGCCACAGTCATACTATTCAATTGGTGGGAGATAGTTTAGTCGGCAGTTCGCCTTTGCGCGGGTCTGGTAATTTGGCAAATACTCCTGCAACAAGTACAGCAGTGACAAGCATATCCGTAGCTAACAGCACTGAAGGCAGCAGCGGAACCAATGCAAACCTGCCGCCGTACTATGCACTGTGCTATATTATGAAGTCATAAGACAAGAATCGTAGCCCTGCGAGTCAGCGGGGAGCGTCACCACCCGTGTTAGGGGAACATCTTGGCTAAATTTTCTAAAAATACGATCTCGCAGGTATCGGGGTTTGACAATCCCGTTATCGCTGGCGAGTTAGTCTACAACCAACAGACTTATTGGAACCTGACGCTCACAGCAGCAGACTCAGCAGGCGTCCAACAACCCGTAGATTTAACCGGCGTTACCATCAACGCACAAATTCTGCGGCGCACTGTCACCAATCTAATTGACACCCGCAACGGGCTTGTTTTTGACATTGGCAACTTCACGCCGCCGCCCACCGCAGTCGCATTGACTGTTAGCAACATTGTCACAGCGGCAGGCTCATTCACAATTACGATTGATGACTCTACCTGGGGGCTGCTGACTACTGATGCCGAATTGGGCATTGATGTTACTAATCCAGTTTGCTTTTCTGGACGCATTAAGATTTCATTCCCCGCTAACTCGCCTACGCCTGCCGAGGACAACATCATTTTCTTAATGTTTTTGGTACGTTCAGACGGCATTATTAAAATCTAAGGGGAAAAAATCATGGCAAATATGCAAGTCACTGTAGTAGACGGCAACAATGTCACCGTCAGTTTAGATCGCGGCGTAGCAGGGGTTGGCATTGCAAGCATTTCGCTGGTTGTCATCAATCAAGCAAATTATTTGCTCATTACCTACACCAACGGCACGACTCAAACAGTTGGACCTGTGGGCGTTATCCAGTACAACGCAACCACGCCTATCAATATTTCTGGCTCAACTATCAGCTTGTTAACAGTGCCGGTTAATCTTGGCGGTACTGGGCAAATTACGGCAAATGCAGGATTCAATGCTTTGTTGCCAGTGCAGACAACTCATGCCAACAAGTATCTTCAGACGGACGGCACTAATTCTGCCTGGGACGCCATTAGTCTGTCTACTGCCGACATAACTGGCATTCTTCCCGTAGTTAACGGCGGCACCGGAGTCAGCACAAGCACAGGCACTGGCAACACAGTTTTGTCAACATCGCCAACGCTAGTCACGCCAGTGCTTGGGACACCTGCATCAGGCACCCTTACCAACGCCACAGGATTGCCCGTAGCGACCGGCATCAGCGGATTGGGCACTGGTGTGGCGACCTTCCTTGCAACGCCTTCTAGCGCCAATTTAGCGGCTGCTCTTACTGATGAGACAGGCACAGGTGCTGTCGTGTTTGCTACTAGCCCGACACTTGTTACCCCAGCACTTGGAACACCGGCATCTGGCGTAATGACAAATGTCACCGGCACGGCGGCTGGTTTAACTGCTGGCAACGTCACGACTAACGCAAACCTAACCGGGATGGTCACATCGGTTGGCAATGCAACTACCGTAGTCACCAACGCAAACCTAACGGGTGGGGTTACAAGTGTTGGCAATGCAGCTACAGTAATCACTAACGCAAACTTGACGGGCGACATTACGTCAATTGGCAATGCCACTACGTTGACCAATGCGCCAGTAATTGCAAAAGTATTGACGGGCTACATTTCTGGTGCAGGCACAGTCGCAGCTACAGATTCAATATTACAAGCTATTCAAAAATTGGATGGCAATAATTCAACTAACGCTAATTTGACAGGGCCGATAACTTCAGTTGGCAACGTAACATCAATTGCAAGTCAAACTGGTACAGGGACAAAGTTTGTTGTTGATACTTCGCCAACTTTAATTACGCCTGATCTTGGCACGCCTACCGCGCTTGTAGGAACAAACATTACCGGCACAGCATTGTCTTTTACTTCAAGCAATGTCACCACCAACGCTAATTTAACGGGCGACATTACGTCTGTTGGCAATGCCACTGCAATAGCCGCAGGCGTGATTGTCAACGCAGACATAAACGCATCTGCCGCAATTGACGACACTAAACTGGCAACAATTGGCACAGCCCTAAAAGTCAGCAACTCAGCTACCACGGCAGCATCAGCAAATACTGCAAGTGCAATTGTGGCTCGGGACGCCAGCGGAGACTTTGTCGCCGGAACTGTCACAGCAGCATTAACAGGCAACGCCAGCACAGCCACCACCTTGGCAACGGGCAGGACAATCGCAATCACTGGCGACCTGGCCTACACATCGCCCAGCTTTGACGGCTCTGCAAACGTCACCGCAGCAGGCACCTTGGCAACTGTAGCAACGGCAGGCGTTACCGGCTCTAGCACCGCCATTCCAGTGGTGACAATCAATGCTAAAGGCTTGACAACCAGCATCACCACAGCAGCGGTCATTGCACCGGCAGGCACGCTATCAGGCAGCACATTAGCAGCTGGCGTTACCGGCTCATCATTAACAAGCCTTGGCACAATTGCTAATTTGTCGGTGACGGCAGGCACAATTTCCACGACTCCATCAGCATCCACAGACATTGCAAACAAGGATTATGTCGATACCGTAGCCCAAGGGTTGGACCCTAAAGCCTCATGCGTAGCGGCTACCACTGCCAACATTACGCTATCCGGCACACAGACAATTGACGGCGTTGCCTTGATTGCGGCAGACAGATGCTTGGTCAAAAATCAAACAGCGCCAGCCGACAATGGCATTTACGTTGTAGCCGCTGGAGCCTGGGCCAGATCAGCCGACATGGACGCTTGGGCAGAAGTGCCAGGCGCATTTGCGTTTATTGAGCAAGGAACTACGTTAGCAGATACCGGATGGGTTTGTACGTCAAACGCTGGCGGCACGTTAGGCACTACAGCAATCACGTTTGTGCAATTTGCAGGCGCAGGCAGCTATACCGCCAGCACTGGGCTGACTCTAACCGGCACAGCGTTTAGTCTCACAGTACCCGTCACAGTGGCCCTGGGCGGCACAAACGCAACCAGCGCAGGCATAGCAGCGTTTAACAATATATCTGGTTTTACGGCGGCTGGTGCAACAGGCACAACCTCAACCAACTTGGTGTTTAGCACCTCGCCAACTTTAGTTACTCCTGATCTTGGTACACCATCTGCCCTAATCGGCACAAACATTACAGGCACGGCAGCAGGGTTGACAGCAGGTAACGTGACTACCAATGCCAATTTAACCGGCGCAATTACCTCTACAGGCAATGCCACGCTGCTGGGTTCGTTTAGCTCAGCTAACTTGGCTGGCGCTCTTACGGACGAAACAGGCACAGGCTCTGCTGTGTTTGCCACCAGCCCTACCCTTGTCACCCCAATCTTAGGAACGCCCACCAGCGTCACCCTAACCAACGCCACAGGCTTGCCACTCACCACAGGCGTGACAGGCACACTCCCCGTAGCCAACGGCGGCACGGGGCTTACAGCAGGCACATCGGGCGGCGTACTGGCCTACACAGCTGCTGGCACATTGGCATCGTCTGCTGCACTGGCAGCAAGCGCATTGGTTATTGGCGGCGGGGCTGGTGCGGCTCCTAGCACTACGACTACGGGCACGGGTGTCGTCACAGCCCTTGGCGTTAATACAGGCTCTGCTGGCGCTTTTGTCGTCAACGGCGGGGCACTCGGCACCCCCAGCAGCGGCACAGCAACAAACCTGACGGGCTTGCCGGTATCAACGGGCGTCAGCGGTTTAGGTACTGGCGTAGCAACCTTTCTAGCGACTCCTAGTTCAGCTAATCTACGTTCTGCCTTAACTGATGAGACAGGAACAGGCTCTGCTGTTTTTGCGACTTCACCTACTTTGGTAACTCCTGCCCTCGGAGTAGCAACTGCCACATCTCTGCAAGGCATTATTGGTAATGTAACCCCTGCGGCTGGAACATTCACAACCCTATCGGCTACATCATTAACAGTGGCTCAATCGGTATCTTGGACACAATCAACAGACACATACTCTGGCGGTGGTGTAACGGATGTTCACACCTCAATGCGGCGTTGTGTTGTGTTTGACAATGGTGCTGTTAATTATTACTTAGACCCAACAAATTCTGCTTTGAATGCCAACGGAAACGCATCTGTTTTGACAGGTGCGGATGGTCAAGTGATGGTTGAGATTCCTGCTTTTTATGTAAAATTCACAGCAGGCTCTACCCGTACTTGGTCTATCTCTTTATTCCCTGTTTCTGGATACGCTTTGCACCCAGCGTTTTTTAAGAATGGTGAGTTTGTTCCTTACCGATACATTGGTGCTTACGATGCTTGCGTGAATTCAACTGGTACAACTTATGAATCTGGTTTGAATTACGACAATAACTGGACATCTGGTCAAATTTGGAGCACCGACATAACTCCTAAACTTTCTTCTGTTTCTGGCATTTACCCTGCTGTTGGTGTTACTCGCGCTAATTGCAGAACGCTTGCGGCTAATCGCGGTACGGGTTGGAGACAAGTAGATGTCTATTTGGCTTGGGCGGTTGAGTTATTGTTCTTGGTTGAGTATGGAACTTTTAGAACTCAGCAAAACATTGGTGATGGTAATGTTGCTGTTTCTGGAGCATATAACGCTCCCTCCTCGGGAACTCAAACAGATTCACCACACTCAATAGCGGGCAAGTCAAACAGTATTGGCAACGCAAGCACCAACACCACAACGGGTGCGTCTAGCGGCACTCGCGATACGGCATTCATGTCTTATCGCGGGATTGAAAACTGGTATGGTAATTGTTGGAACTGGGTTGATGGCTATAACATCAACAGCAACCAAGCATTTGTGAGTAATACAAACACTAACTTTGCTGACGACACCTCAACAAACTACGTATCAATTGGTGCGGCAATGGTAGCAACTGATGGCTATGTAACCAATTGCCAACAAGAGCCTTATGCGTTTTTGCCTTCAGCAGTTGGTGGTTCATCCAGCACTTATTGGGCAGATTACTATTATCAGAATAGCGGTTGGCGGGTCGCGTTTTTTGGCGGTGATGCGGATGATGGGGCGGGTGCGGGCGGTTTCTGTTGGTTTTTGTCTTATGATTCCTCTGGTCTGAATCGTGTTATTGGTGCGCGCCTCGCCTTTTAAATGTTTGAAGGGGTTATTGTGCAATTGATTTGGTTTAACAGTTGGCAGGTCACGTTATTTGGCGGTAATGCGAATAATGGGGCGAATGCAGGCAGTTTCTATTGGAATTTGAATAATGATTCCTCTAATCTGAATCGTAATATTGGTACACACCTCGCTGTTGCAGAAATGTGGCACAAAACCCCTGCCCTAACGGGCGAATATGGCAATCCAATACTGCTTGGTAGCGTAAGCGAACAGCAGGGAGGAAACCAGCGATGAAACGCATTGGAAACCTTTGGGGCCAGATTACAGACATTGAAAACATAAAGCACGCGCATCGACAGGCTAGAAGGGGTAAGTCTTTTTACAACGAAGTCATAATGGTTGACGCTGATTTAGATAAGTACGCTAAGCAGATTCAAGATTTGTTGTTAAGCAAAGAGTTTGATACAAGCGAGTACGAGACTGAGGAACGATTTGATGGTAGGAAAATGAGGACAATTCATAAGTTGCCTTATTACCCAGATAGGATTGTTCAGCACACACTACTTAATGTGGTAGGCCCAATTTTTACCAATTCTTTTATCAGAGATACATTCCAGTCAATTACAGGGCGCGGCACATCTGACGCAATGAAAAGGGTCAAGGCTCTTATTAGGTCTAAAGACTGTCCTACATACGCAATTAAAGTTGATGTGAAAAAGTATTACCCCTCAGTTGATAACGAGTTGCTAAAAATAGAAGTTAGACGAAAGATTAAATGCCAAGACACTCTTTGGTTGATAGACAACATCATTGACAGCATCAAAGGTTTACCGATTGGTAACTACACATCTCAGCATTTGGGTAATTTATATTTAAGTAAATTAGATTGGCTTGTCAAACAGGAGTACAAGCCCAAAGGTTACTTTAGATATTGTGATGACATTGTTTTTATGGATGACAATAAAGCTAAGTTGTTATTTATAAAAGCAAAGATTATTGAACATTTGGCAAAACTTAAACTTGAAATAAAGTTAAACTGGAATTTGTATACAGTTGCAAAAGACGGAATTGATTTTGTTGGTTTTGTTTTTAAAACAAAATACACAAGACTTAGAAAAACAATTGCAACAAACTTTAAAGCAAATTGCAAAAGAATAAAAAACAACATCAAGATGCTTGATAAAACTACTGCCTTAAGTAGTTTGATGGCTTACAAAGGTTGGGCAAAAAATGCCAATGCAAAGATGTTGTGGCGCAAGCACATGACTTTAAAATTAGTTAAGACATATCCCAAACAACTTAGAGGCGCAATATGAAAACATATTCTGACGAGCAACTACCCACATATCAGGTGAGTGGTCAATTGCTCTTGATACACTGGAATGCACAACAAGTATCAGCCCCAAGCATGGGTGAGCCTCGAATGCAGTGGGAACAAAATGAAGCTGTATGCAATTTAGCCGATGACAGAGGCCAGATTATTAGCGCAATTATTGGTAGCGTTTACTCTTACAACGCAGAGTTTGCAGCTATCAATGATGGCGGTGATAAGTATGCGGTATATCAGGAATTTAGAACTCAGGCTAAAGTATTGGCTGATGGTTGGTTTGCATGGAGCCAAGCATAATGAGCCTTGAAACACAATTCTCCAGCCACGAAGCCGTCTGCGCTGAGAGATACGCACAAATCAACGCACGATTAAAACGCTTGGAAGGCGTCATTATGAAGACCGCCGGGGTGTTGATTGTCTCAATGTCCGCTATCGTCTATGCCAGCCTGACGCTGCATCGTTAAAAATGATTGACCCGATAACCGCATTTGCTGTGGCACAGGGTGCAATCAAAGGGGTGCAAGCGGCTATCAAGATGGGCAAGGACATCAACGCCATCAGTGGCGACTTGATGAAGTTTTTTGAGGCCAAGGATGTCATTGCGAAAGAGTCGGTAAAGAAGAAACCCAAGGGGTTTGGTCAGAGCGATACAGCGGTGGCGTTTGAAACAGTGATGCAGTTGAAACAACTGCAAGATGCAGAGGCAGAATTAAAACAAATGTTAATCTGGTCTGGCAATGACGATGTGTGGAATGCCATTATGTTGGAGCGCAACCGCATGGTGGCAGAGCGTAAAAAAGCGGAAGCTGAAGTGGCTCACGCCAAGGCGATAAGAGCAGAAGAGATCAGCGACATTGTGAATTTTGGTTTATGGTCTGCGCTGGTGTCGTCCATAGTTGGCCTGGTGGCCTGGTTGACCTGGCAAATTGTTGGAGATGGATAATGCTAACCCTACTCTCAACGCTCATCAGCTTCCTCGCTGGCGGCTTGCCCAAGTTGCTTGGGTTCTTTCAGGATAAGGCCGACAAGAAGCATGAGATGGCAATGGCTCAGTTGCAAATTGAGCGCGAACTGGAGCTACGCAAGGCTGGCTTTGAGGCCCAGCAGCGGGTAGAGGAGATCAAGGTAGAGGGGCAGGCCATTGAAGCAGAGGCATCAGAACGCGCTGCACTCTATGCACACGACATAGCCATCGGTCAAGGAGCCAGCCAGTGGATGATTAACCTGCGCTCCGGTGTGCGCCCGATACTGACCTACGGATTCTTTGCCCTGTTTGCTTTTGTCGAGATCGGCGGTTTTGTCTACGCATGGCAGCGGGACATTGCCTTTGATGTGTTGATTGCCAAACTGTGGGACGCCGACACGCAGATCATCTTTGCGTCAATCATCAGCTTCCATTTCGGTGGACGGGCGTTTAAAGGTGGCAAAGATTGAAAGTCTCTGACCGCTGCAAAGAGATGATTAAGCACCATGAAGGCGTTCGGCTCAAGCCATACCGTTGCCCAGCAAAACTTTGGACTGTAGGAGTAGGCCATGTTTTATACCCGGCTCAAGGTGCTTTACCACTCGATCAAAGAGACGCTTTTCCGCTGGAACAAAATGATAACCGTACTTTTTCAGCGGGGGAAGTAGATGGAATCCTTAGTACTGATCTCCAGCGATTTGAGGTTGGGGTCGCCCGACTTTTTCCTATGGTGCTTACCGCAGGTCAAAACGATGCTCTTGTCAGCTTTAGCTTTAATCTGGGTTTGGGGGGCGTACAGCGAAGCACCCTCCGTCAAAAGGTTCTTCGGGGCGAGACGCAAGAAGCTGCCGACGAATTCTTAAAGTTTACAAAGGGCGGTGGCAAGGTGCTGCCTGGCCTGGTTAAGCGCCGGAACGACGAACGGGCGCTGTTCCTGTCCTAAGCCTGTCGCCCAGGATACGGGCAATCATCAGGCACAAACGCCAGGCAGTGGACGGCTGCGTATTTGGTCCTAGTCTGGACCCAGCGGTCGATATAGACATCAGGCATCAGCGCGAGTGATCTGCTGATTTGGGATGCGCCAACGTCAAGCGCAAGGGACAGCTCACTGGCAGTCATGCCATCCGGCGCCTGGTCCAGGGCGTCACGAATGCGTTTTGACAGTACGGTAATCGTCATGTGTTCTTAGCCTTCAATGCTTTTTCAATAGCCTCAAATGTTTCGCGCCCCCACACCGATCTGCTCATTTGGCGACCTCGGGTGGGTGTGCGAAAAGAGGAACCGTGTGATCCTCATCCCGGTCTAAGCTGACATACAACTGTGCTGTCCCATCACGTATCCACGCAACTGGCTCACGCAATGCAATTCGGGTTGCTGGCATAGTTTTTTTTGACATGGCCCACAATGCCTCATTCATGTCCTCCTGCTCAAGCGCAATGCGTAGGGCATCATGCGCCGCCATCAGCAGGTGCGTTTCACTTGCCCAATGCCACAGATGTATGGCCTCCAGCGCCTGCTGCGCGGCTTTCCGTAAGTAAGTCATTTGTTGAGTTCCTTTAGCTTGGATTCAATAATTTTTGTGAGGCAAACCACTTTCCACAATAAATTGCCAAAATCAACATCTATGTCAGCCACTATGTCACTCATCTCCTCCTCTGTCAGCCCTACCCATTGGCGCTGCGCCTGCTTTGTTTGATCTCAATTGTCATCCGATGGCCTGCCATCAGCATTGATTTGAGCGTAGGCCAGATCACAGTCATCATCTCTTTGTGGGCCTGGACAGGCTCCCAGACTGCAATTTTCATTATTTAATCTCCACAAAAACAAGCAATTGATTCGTCATTTGGGTTAAAAAAATCTGTTTGATCTTTGCTAAATTGCAACATTGATGCGTAGCTGGGGCGGTCGGAGCGAAACACCGCACCGCTTGGCTTGGACGCCAACGCCAACGCCAACGCCTCCATTTTTGCCCACCATATAGCACGTTCTGGCTTTTCCGCAATTAGGGATAACACTTGTGACCCGCCTTTCAGAAAACATAGGTCACAGTTTCCATGCATAGTCACGCCGTTGTTGTTTGGCAGGCCCAAATCAAATGGTTGGCTGCGCCAAAATGCGCCAACATCCTCTTTTGTGATGCCTGCCGTTACCAGTGGGATTCGCGACTTATCTGGAATCTTGGCGGCTCGGCGTTGTTCATCTGCTCTCATGCCAATCATGCTCATGTTTTCAGCTTCTGTCTTGGTGTCAGCCATGCCCAAAGACAACAGGTAACGTCCAATTGGACGAATCTTCAGTTCGCTGGTGCAAAACCGGGTCACGGGGTTAGGCAAATAGTTGCGTTTGCAAATTAGTGCCTCAAACGGTTCACCGTTGCGGCTGGCAGTCTTAAAATTGACAATGGTGTAATCCACCTCGGCATACTCCAGCCACACAATCGGCACATCCCACTGCTCTGAGCAGTCCTGCACGAATCTCAAGGTTGCCTCATCTTCCTTGCCAGTGTTCGCAAAACAGACAACGGCTTCTGGTGGCAGGCTCATCTGGTGAGCCTCAAGCACACGCCAAAGCATGTAGGCGCTGGTGCGTCCACCGCTAAAACTGATGCAAGTTGGCTCTGTAATTTTGAATGGGTCAATCATTCTCTCGACTCCATGAAGCGATAGTCGGGTCAGTCATGGTTGCTCCTTAATGTTGTGGGCGGCTTCAATTGCATTGACTACTTTTCTGCCTTGTTTTGATACGGGGCCAGCGCCGCCGTTTTGTCCAAAGTAGTAGCGCAAGGTTTCGTCGGCCAAAATCTGTTTATCTGTCAACGGCTTGCGCTGTGCTGCCTGCTTACCGTCGGCGTACCCTCTTTGGTACACGATCAGCAGCGTGTCTGCGTAGACCTGAGTGTCATCGTCCAGCTTAGCCTTCGCTGCTTGACGTTTTGAATCAAATTTAATGATGTCTTTAGTCATGGTTGTCCCTTTGCTCGGATGGCGTCCTCTGCGTTCATAGCATCCCCCACAAGAATCCCGCCAGGCCAGCAATGCCGACCAGAGCGAGCAAAAACACAACCACATGGGCAACCAAGTAGGCCCACATCATTAACTCATAGTCGTCATCATTGTTCATAACGTCACCTTTCGAGTCTTGAGTCCACGGTGCGTGAAGCACTGCACCAACCCATCCTCAAGCAACTTCCAGGCTGCGTTTTCACCGCACAGCCGTTGAATCTTCTCCTCCGTTGTATCCACCTGAGCCTCATGCTCAGACGGGCCATCGAGCAAGTAAGCTGCTGATAGCACCAGGGCCACCAGCCCAGCTGCCACCCAGTTCATGCCTCACCCCGCCCACGGCAGGTAGTGCAAACACTGCCATCAAACTCGCCCTCGCCCGAGCCTTCGCAGGCAGGGCAAATGTCAGTGTCGCAAGGCTCAAAGCCATCATCAGCCATGTAAGCTGCCAGGTCTTCGTTGTAATCTTCCATGATGTCCTTTCTGGGGCCGTAGCCCCGTTTGGTTTAGACCAGAGCCGCCTTGACTTTTGCAATCAGGTCAAGTGCGTAAGAGTGGCGACCATTGACCCATGCGCCATTGATTTGTTTTTGGAAAAACGTGCAGCCTTTGCTGTCAACCAGTGCGCGGCGGGTACCGTGCTGGTAGGCCATTCCGTTTTTTGTGCTGTAGATGCTGATCATTTTGCTTCCTAAAAGACCCTGTGAAAAGTGCTAGGGCTTAAGTAGAATTCTAGCGGCTTGCTAGTGCCTATCAAGGCTTTTAGCAAAAATATTTACTATGACAAACCCTTAAGGGTAAACACCTACCCCAAACGACTCAAGCAGTCTGCTAGACTCTTTCGCATGGACAACAAATTGACAGCAACAGAGCGCCAAGAACTCGCAGAACGGGTTGGCCTTAACGAGCAGTGGCTCTACCAGTGTCTCAGCGGCAGGCGGGACATGAGTCCAGCAGAAGCCATTCGAGTAGAGGCTGCGTCTGGTGGAACAGTCACCAGGCAGATGCTGTGCCAGGGAACCTGGGCCAAGATTTGGCCTGAGTTGGCATGACAACCTACAATGCAACTCAGGCCACGCAGTTGCCTACTTTCGGGACAGGCACCACGCCTGTCCCATCTTTTTCCAGAGTCATTGGCATTGACCCTGGCGCAGCAGGCGCTATCGCTCTCCTGGTCAGCGGTGTCCTGGTCAGCTACACGATATGCCCACCGTCACCGTGGAGCGCAACAAGTCCCAAAAACGGCAAGTCTGTCCAGCTGGACTCTCAATGCTGATGCAGCAGCTGGAGCCGCACAAAGCCATCTGCGAGAAGGTAGGCGCAAGGCCTGGTCAGGGTGTGAGTTCTATGTTCAGCTTTGGGCGTTCGGTTGGCATCATCGAGGGTGTCTTAGCCGCTAAGCAGATACCTGTGACCTTTGTCACTCCGCAAGCCTGGCAGAAGTCTTCAGGTGCCGCGAGAGGCAAGGACGGGAGCCGCCAGAGGGTCATGGAGCTGTTTCCAAGTCAGGCGCATCTCTTTGCACGGGTCAAGGACGATGGACGCGCTGACGCTGTTCTGATAGCACTGGCGGGGGCGATATGACATCACTGCAAAGCACTGAGCGCCAAACGCTCAAGGCGCACATTCTGTGGCTGGGCAATGAGTTGGAGAAGTCCAGACGCCAGTGCAGCATGAAGACGGAACTCCTCCAGCGGATGCTGGACCCGGACGATCTGGGTCATGCCGTGAGCCAGGAGATCAGAGTCCTGGTGTACCAGATTCTTATTGAAGACAGTCACAACGAAAGAGCCGCATGGAACAGATAACTCTTAGGCCGAGTGCAGCCGCAAGGTGGATTGCTTGCCCTGCAAGCGTTCAACTCAGCGCCAAGATGCCACAGTCAGAGGCAGGTGCTGCTGCCCAGCGTGGCACTGCAATTCACTCTCTAAGTGAAAGCTGTTTCCTTACCTCGAGCACACCAGAGGAGTGGCTAAACATTGACGTTGGAGGCGTCAGGATGGACGAGGAGGCCATCACTTACGCTCGAAAGCACCTGGACTACATTGAGTGCGAGGAATTGCGCCTGGGCAATGTGTTTGTGGAGCAGTTTGTCACTGCGTATGAGTCACCAGCAGTGCGAGTAGCGGGTACTGCTGATGTCCTGGGCTGGAGTGACGACACTGGCGAATTCGTTATTGGGGACTTGAAGACGGGCAGGGGTTACGTAGACGCTGACTCTGACCAGATGCGGATTTACGCCTTGGGCGGTATGCGCCTGGCGAAGAAGCAATTCAAGACAGTGACAATGACCATTGTCCAGCCAGTGCATGGCGTCAATCGCAGTCACACAATGACGGTGCCTGACCTGTTGCGCTGGGAGTCGCAAGTACTGATACCCGCTGTCCAGGCAGCAATGTCCACGACAGCAGAGGCGGTGCCAAGTGAAGCTGCTTGTCAATGGTGCCCAGCCAAAGCAATCTGTCCAGCGCACATTGAGCCTTTCAATGTGATGAGCGTGGCGCAGGCACCAGAGGCACTATCCACTGAGCAGCTGACATCGTTCCTGGACAACATTGCCAAAGTCGAGGCGTTCATCAAGGCATTGGAAACGTATGCCACCAAGCGCATCAAGGACGGTGCGTCATTACCGGGTTGGCAGATGGGGCCGAAGAAGTCCACGAGGAAGTGGACGGATGAGGCTGATGCTGCCACTGCACTGCACCAGGCGGGTTTGACATCAGCGCAAATCTACCCCAAAGAAATCATATCGCCAGCAGTTGCCGAAAAGCTGCTTGGCGATAAAACAGTCACGGAAACTTTGACAACCAAAGTGTCTAGTGGACTCACCCTTTGCCGAGCGATGGACTTAGGTGAGTAAATGCGAAAGCGTAATCTTCAACTCTAAAAAGGAAATTCAAAATGCTAAATCTTCAAAGCAACTCTGGTGCTAGTTACATCAGGTTTATGGCTCAAACCAAAACCTGGGAGAACAGCAGCAAGGAGGCAATCACATTGGACACAATGGTGATGGACCTGGACTCAGTTCGCACTGGGTGGCTGCTGCTGGCAGTGGGACAGCGGGACTGGGTGGAGGACGCGCAAGTTGGCGTCAAGGGTAAGCAGCCCAGCCCGGACTATAAGTATGGGTTCTCGGTCAAGCTGTTCAGCAAGCCTCTTGGTGTCGTGGAGTGGTGCGCGAATGGCGTAGGGGTGACAAAAGGTTTCCAAGCCATCTACAACGCCTGCGATAAGGCGGCTGATGCAAACCCTGGCAAGGTGCCTGTCATCAAGTACGAGGGAGCTACGTCACTCAAGATTGGTGCCGGGAACACCTCAATTCCTAACTTTAGCGTGAAGAACTGGATTAACCGTCCAGCTGCCCTAGACGCTGACCCGGCAGATGCTGACTTTGAGGAACCAGTGATGGAGCAACCGCAAACAATACGGCATTACCATAAGGGTCCAGTGCAGTCTGCAAAGCCTAAGCCAGCACCAACACCAGTGCAGCAGGATGACGAGGAAATGTTCAACTGAACGTAAACTGACAAAGGAACCCGGCCTGAGTGCCGGGTTTTTTTGCCCCCGAATGACACAAGAACAATGGAATTTGCTCCTCATTGCACTCGCGCAGCGGGTGTATCAGCTGGAGCAGAGGATAAAAACAATGGAAACATCCAATGGATGCAAAACTGATTGCAGCAGCACTGGGACGCGCAAAACCAGCAGCAAACGGGCATTGGCTGGCGTCCTGCCCGGTGCTTGACCACGGACAGGGGAACGGGGACAGAAACCCATCTTTGTCCATCTGTGACGAAGATGGCAAGCTCTTGCTGAAGTGTCACGGTGGCTGCAGTCAGCATGATGTTTGGGCAGCGGTCAGGGACATGGGGTTGCTGCCGCAGCGCAGTGAATGGGTGGAGCCTTTGGTGGTCAGGCCCATCAATGGGCATCACCCGGCACCAGTGCAAGTGCCAAGGCCAGTGCAATATCCACCAGCACCAGTGCAATTGCACTTGACAGACGAGTGGGAGTATGTTGATGAGCATGGCGTTGTGCTGTTCGTCAAGCAAAGGTTTCGCACCACTGACGCCAAGGGCAAGACCTACAAACTGCTCAGAGTCATGGAGGACGGTACACGCCAGGCGTCTATGGTGGGTGCCAAGGTCATTCCCTATCGGTTGAGTGATGTGCTGGAGGCCAGCCGCCAAGGTAAGCCACTGTTCCTATGCGAAGGGGAGAAGGCTGCTGATGCCTTAGCATCCATTGGCGTGTTTACCAGCACATCGCACACTGGCGCCGGGAGTTGGCCTGGTGCCAATAACCATTGGTTTGCTGACCTCAACATCGTCTTGGTCCCGGACAATGACCAACCCGGTTACCGCTATGCATCTCTGGTGGCATCAGCACTGCTCCCCATTGCCAAGTCAGTCAGACTCTTGGCGCTACCTGTTGGGCATACTGAGGATGCGTTTGAGTGGGTGGCGGCTGGCGGTGATAAGGCTGGACTGATGGCATTGTGCAAGGGGTTACCCGTCCTGGAGGATGCCGAGTCCATTGCATATCAGCCACCAGCACCAGCGGAAGACGTAGAGCCAGTGGCAGAGCCAGCGTCAGACGAATTTGAGCCAGAGCCAGCGTTAGTGCCAGAGGAAAGCAAGATACGCATTGAGCCTTGGGACACCATCCAAGATGAACCCGTGGAGTGGCTGATTCAAGATGTACTGCCTCGCAAGGGTTTCAGCGCACTGTTTGGGCCACCAGGTTCATTCAAATCGTTCGTGGCACTCGACATTGCACATTCCATTGCTACAGGTGCTGATTGGATGGGTAAGCCTGTGGCTACCCCTGGCGCAGTGCTGTACATATGCGGTGAGGGTCATGGTGGCATTGGCGCAAGGATTAGAGGCTGCCGCCTGCACCACAAGACTGAGCCAGGGGCACCTGTCTACGTTATTCGTCACCAGTTGAACCTCAGAAGCAGTAAGGAGGACATTCAGCAGCTGCAGTTAGCCATCAGCAACCTTGTGCAGCGGGAGCAGGTACGCTTTGAGCTGGTGCAGGTGGACACTTTAGCAAGAGCATTTGGTGGTGGAAATGAGAATGACAGCTCAGATATGGGAGCGTTCATTGCCTCATTGTCAAAGATTCAGCGGCTATTGAATTGTGCATTGCAGATTGTCCACCACGTTGGAAAAGATATTACCAAGGGTTTGCGTGGGCATAGTTCATTGCTGGGTGCATTGGACACTGAGTTGGAGTTACAGCGCCTGGATTCAGCGTTGCAAGATAATCAATATGCAGGGTCAGGTAATATAACTATTACTAAGCAGAAGGATGGAAGTGATGGTGCAAAGTATGGGTTTCGCATGGTCAAAGTTAATTTAGATAATGGTAGGTTAGGGTTTGATAATACTCAAAGCCTGGCGGTTGAGGCAGCGGATATCGTTGTAAACACGCAGCAAGTTGGCCTCAATAGGACGGGCCAGGGCAAGCACCAGGGCAAGGCAATGACCGCTTTTGTGGAGTCTTTACGGGAAACGGACCGCATCCAGAACACCAAGTTCGGGTCTAAACGGGTGGCTTTAGTGTCACTTTGGCGGGAAAAAGTCTGGCGTGGGTTGGGTAAAACAGGCGAAATCAAGTCTCAAGATGGTGATTTCAAGCCGATTTGGAGGGCAGCTACAGGTCTTGAGGGTGTGACGTTGGATGGTGACTTTGCTTTCTTCACCACCAGAAATGACGAAAAGGAGCACTTTTAGGGCAAAAAGAACAAATGGTACAAATCGTACAAATGGTAGACGATTTGTTCGGAAAAAAGCAGTACAAATGGGGTCAAGGGTATAACACTTGACCATTTGTTCTGTTCGGATCGAAATGTACAAATGGGGCAGCACAAATGGCAAAAGCACAATTGGTGGTGGATGAAGGGTCTAACTTTCTGCTAGACGAGTTCCAGGTGAAAGCTGAGTCTTTGGTGGCTAGGCTTGACCGGGTCAAGCAAGAGCATGACGCTAGGTGGGGAACGAAGCGCATTGAGATGTTGGTGGATGCCAACTTGCGGCTCAAGCTGACCCAGCAGCTAGAGCGAGTCTTCAATGCCCAGCGGGACAGGGACATTGAGAAAATGGAGAAGGCCGTAGCGGGAATGATCAAAGGCTATGGTGTACTTGACGCCTGGGCGGTTGATAATAATATTGAAGAGAAACCAGAGATCAATGCGGTTGAGTGGGTGATGCAAGACAAGAGCATTATGGTGGTGGTGCAAACTCACAACGATGCAATATATTATCAACAGTTCAGACCCGAGTTAAGTAACCGACATATATGGTCGATGGAGGAGTTAGAGTTATTATTGGAATCGGATGTGATCAAGGATATCATGAAGGCCAAGGCATTACTACCAGGTACAAGGATGACCAGGATTGCGGCTGGCGGTGGTGCCACAGGTTTTGATGACCTGCCAGACTCCGACATTGACCTGTCAGGTGAGTTGAGCAACCCGTTGTTCAACTTTGACCACGCCAAAGCGATGAAGGCTCCAGTAAGCCGCTAAAATGGACTCAGGTGGCGCTGCAAGGGCAATGTGAGCCTGGTGGTGCTTAGTGCAGGTTAAAACGATTGTGGAGCGTTCTGATGCCAGGGAACCCGAAAGTACGACAAGACGTTACGCTGCTGGAGGACATTGACAGCGAGATCGTCCTGTCCATGTTTGAGGTGGGCAAGTCCAAGGCCGACATCTGCCGGGAGCTGGGTATCGGAAGGCGTGGATTGGACAAGTGGATAGACGAGAATGACTACGAGCCTATAATTACGCGCGCGCGGGTGGAGGCGGCAAGTTTCCTCGCAGCTCAGACATTGGACATTGCGGACGCCATCGAGGACGACAACCCGAGCAAGCCGCTGCACCGCATCAGGACGCGCCAGTGGCTCGCCGAGAGGTGGGACGCGAAGACGTACGGCGCAAAACAGGCAGCGGTGACGGTCAACATCGGCAATCTGCGCCTGGACGCGCTGCGCCAGCTTGAAGTGGTCGAGGACTTGTCCACAGGCGAAACACCCTCTTTATGACAGCGTCCTGTGGATAACTACACCTTTTGACGAAAACGCTTGTATAGGCTGTGGATAAGCCATTTGCTTGTTAACATAATGGTCGTTGTATTAAGCATTCGGTGCATAAGTGCCACTTTGTACGCTTTTGGTGGCTGCAGCGCCAGGTGCCTGCCGACAGGCGCTCGAGCGCAGCCGCGGGGCGTCTGGCGCTGCTCCCAGCCGCCAGCCGCGCCGACCCCCCCCGTCCCGGCGCTTGGCGGGGGGCGACAGTTGCAGAGCCAAACACCTACCGAAAAAAATAAAACGCCACCCGCCAAACGCCAAACGCCACCCGCCACCCGCCACACACCAAACGCCATCCCCCCCGCCACCCGCCTAACGCAACCCGTTTCCCAAAAAAAATAAAAAAATGCATAATGTGAAATATGACTGACGCTAACCCGTTCCTCGCCTTTGCCAAACTGTATAAAAACAACCCAGTGCTGTTTGTCAAGGAGGTGCTTGGCGTTAAGCCTGACCCCTGGCAGGAGGAGTTCCTTAAACACATTGCCGCCAACAACAGGCGCATCAGCGTTAGGTCCGGGCATGGCGTAGGCAAGAGTACAGCGGCAAGCTGGGCCATCATCTGGTATCTGCTGCTACGGTTTCCGGTGAAGATTGTGGTTACCGCCCCCACCAGCAGCCAGCTGTATGACGCCCTGTTTGCTGAACTGAAGCGCTGGGTCAAGGCGCTACCCCCAACATTGCAGGAGCAGCTGGAGGTGAAGCAGGACCGCATTGAGGTGAAGGAGGCACCCACTGAGGCGTTTGTCAGCGCCAGGACATCACGAGCAGAGCAGCCTGAGGCGCTGCAGGGGGTACACAGTGAGAATGTGATGCTGGTGGCTGATGAGGCCAGCGGTATCCCCGAGCAGGTGTTTGAGGCGGCAGCTGGCAGTATGTCGGGCCACAAGGCTGTAACTTTGTTACTAGGTAACCCGGTACGCAGCAGCGGTTTCTTCTTTGATACGCACAATCGCCTCAAGGATGACTGGGTGACAATGAAGGTGAGCTGCGCCGACAGCCCAAGGGTGTCAGACGCGTACATGGAGGAGATGAAGGTGCGCTACGGCGAGGAGTCCAATGCCTATCGGATACGGGTTCTGGGTGAGTTTCCGCGCAGTGATGACGACACCGTGATACCGATGGAGTTGTTGGAGGCGGCAACCAACCGAGATGTTGCCATGAGTCCCATTGCCAGTGTGGTGTGGGGGCTGGACGTTGCGCGGTTTGGGAGCGACAGATCAGCACTGTGCAAGCGTCAGGGGAATGTGATAACTGAGATCAAGACCTGGAAGAATCTGGACCTGATGCAGCTCACTGGTGCTGTGATGGCAGAGTACCAGGCGCTGCAGCCAAGCCAGCGTCCCCATGAGATCATGGTGGACAGCATTGGGTTGGGTGCTGGGGTGGTAGACAGGCTGCGTGAATTAAAGTTACCAGCAATTGGCATCAATGTGGCAGAATCCCCGGCATTGGGGAGTACGTATCGGAATCTGAAGGCTGAACTGTGGCACAAGGCTAAGGCTTGGCTGGAGAAGCGAGACTGCAAGATTCCCAAGGATGAGAGTCTAATTGCTGAACTGGCGACAGTGCGGTACTTCTTCACCAGCAGTGGGAAGATTCAGATTGAGGGTAAAGACGAGATTCGCAAGCGTGGCCTGGCGTCACCCGATAAAGCAGACGCATTCTGCTTGACCTTTGCCAGCGATGCGGGAACTGCGATGTATGGCAGCTTTGGCGGTACTAAGTGGGGGCAGGGTATTAGACGTAACCTAACGAGGGCAGCATGAAATTTACAGCAGCAACCAAGAAAATTGCAAAGGTGATGGGCGAGTACAAAAACAAGAAGCTGATGAGCAGCTCCGGTCAGAAGGTGAAGACCCGTGACCAGGCCGTTGCCATTGCTATGTCCGAGGCACAGAAAATGAAGAAGGGCATGAAATGAGAACCGTACCCAAGGAAATGAAACACGCCGTGATGATTATCATGGGCGGTAAGGAGCCTGGTGATAGTTGTCCAGAGGCAACTCAGGATGTGACGCTGAATCTAAAGAATCGTGAGAAGGCGATTACCAAGGCGGCATACGGTCCTGAGAATCCCAAGCTGCCCAACACCGAGTTTTGGATGCGTAAGGCAGAAAAGTGGGATGTCAGCGCCAAGGACGCAAAGCAGAGCCGTTGCGGTAACTGCTCTGCGTTTAATCAAAGCGATGAGATTGAATCCTGCATTGCCGAGGGCATTGGTGATGAGGGTGACCCCTGGGCAGTGATTGAGGGTGGCGACTTGGGGTACTGCGAGATATTTGATTTTAAGTGTGCGTCCAGCAGAACTTGCGATGCATGGATTGTTGAAGACGAGGAAATGGACACCGAGCTGGAATGAACCCTCCCATTGTCATCAGCACCGTCCACGGCAGGGGTTTACCCGTGCTATTGGAGAGCATCAGGCAGTACGCGCCTGATGTCCAGGTGTATCTGAAGGGGCCAGAGAGGGTGATTGATGGTTACAACTGCACACTGGTGTTTGGTGATGCCAGCAACTTTGGTGATGATTACAACGCAGTTATCCGCAAAGCACTCAGTGATGGGCATGATGCTGTGGTGATAGCCAATGACGATATTGTTTTGACGCCCAGCAGCTACCGGGTGCTGCTGGATGATGTGGCGATTTGCAATGAGCTGCAGCAGAACCCTGGCCTGGTGGCGTCCAGGTCTGATGCCGTGAGGCCAATCCAGAATATTAGGTTCAATGATGGTGAGAAACTCAACGGCATGAAATTCAACCATGAGTCATTTGTCAAGCAGTTGTCTGTCGTGAGTCCGATATTTGCTTGGATGAGTTCAGAGGCGTTTGAAGATTGCCAGTTCCCGCCCATCAATTACTTCAGCGATGATGTCATCTGCATTGATTTGGCGAAGAAGGGCTACAAGCATTTTTTGAGTGCCAGCTATGTGCATCACATTGGCAGCAGCACCATAGGCCGAGATGCATATGCGCTGACGCTGGCGGCTAAACCTTGGATTGAGTTAAATCGTCCTGAGTATGCGAAGGTTTGGTTTCAATGAGTCAATTTGAATTCAGCGAAAATCAATCCCCAAGAGATTTGTATTTTTGGGGTATCAAGGAATGAGCATGGAAAATCTAAACACCGACACCCAGGCCGTTGAGGTCATGGACCTGGACGAGCTGCAAGGCATCATCAGCATTGAGCTGACCGATGCAGTCAGCTACATTGACACTGACCTGAGTCCTATCCGCGCCAAGGGTACTGAGTACTACCGCGGTGACCTGTTCGGCACCGAGGAGGAGGGGCGCTCTCAGGTGGTGGCTATGGAGGTGCGAGACACAGTATCAGCCATGATGCCATCACTGATGCGTATCTTCTTCAGCAGCGAAAACACAGTTGAGTTTGTGCCAACGGGCCCAGAGGACGTTGCTAACGCACAGCAGGCTACTGACTACTGCAACTTCATCTTTAACTCTGACAACAACGGTTTCCTGACCACCTACGCCACCTTCAAGGATTCTTTGGTGCGGAAGTGCGGGATTATGAAGTGCTGGTGGGAGGAGGATGAGACTGTCCGCATTGAGGAGTATTCTGGACTTGATGACCAGACGCTGCAGATTTTGATGCAAGAGCAGACTGATGTGATGGTGATGAACACCTATCCTGACCAGGCAATGGGCCAGCTGCACGATGTCCAGATCAAGCGAAAGATCAAGGGTGGGCGGGTGCGGATTATGTCTGTGCCGCCCGAGGAACTGCTGCTGGACCGTAGGGCTAGGTCATTTGATGACTCAGCCATCATTGCCCACCGCCAGATGGCGACAGTGGCGCAACTGATTGAGTTGGGCTACGACGAGGACGAGGTGAGGGAGAACATCACCAGCACCGATTTGGACACCAACCAAGAGTACCTGGCGCGTCAGCCCATGACCGCATTTGGTGTTTCTGTTGAGAGCGCCAACCCCATGATGGAGCGAGTGCTGTATGTTGAGGCGTATTTGCGGGTTGATTACGACAAGGACGGTATCCCCGAGTTGCGGAAGGTCTGCTGCATCGGCAGCGGCTACAAGATTCTCAGGAACCTGCCAGCAAGCTACATTCCCTTCATTGACTTCCCCTGCGACCCCGAGCCACACACCAGCCCATTAGAAGCGATGTCCATCTTTGACATCACCCATGACCTGCAGGAGATCAAGATCGAAATCCTAAGAAACACGCTGGACAGCCTGGCGCAGAGCATCCACCCAAGGACTGCCATTGTGGAGGGCCAGGTCAACATTGACGATGTACTGAACAACGAGACAGGTGCCATCATCCGCATGAGGGCACCCGGCATGGTTCAACCGTTTTCTACTCCATTTGTAGGACAAGCCGCATTCCCAATGCTGGACTACATTGACCAGATTCGTGAAGACCGTACTGGCATGAGCAAGGCGGCTATGGGCCTGAACGCTGACGCCTTGCAGTCCAGCACCAAGGCGGCAGTGGCAGCAACCATCTCAGCCAGCCAGGGCCGCATTGAGTTGATATCCAGGCTGATGGCTGAAGGTATGCGGAAGCTGTTTAAGTCAATCCTGTTCCTGGTGACCACCCACCAGGACAAGGCTCGCATGGTGCGCCTGCGGAATGAGTTTGTGCAGATTGATCCGAGAGCCTGGAATGCTGCGATGGACTGCTCCATCAACATTGGCATGGGCAACGGAGACACCAACGAGCGCGTGGCGGCACTGATGCAGATCAGCGCCAAGCAGCAAGAAGTGCTGACCCAGCTTGGCGTGGTGAATCCCCTGGTGACGCCAGCGCAGTACAGCAGCACATTGCGGAAGATTGTGGAGTTGAACGGCTTTAAAGACCCCAGCCAGTTCTTCAACCAGATACCCGCCAACTACCAGCCGCCAGCACCACCAGCACCCAAGCCAACGCCAGAGGAGATGCTGGCGCAGGTGCAGGCACAGAGCATTCAAGCTGACATCCAGAAGAAGGCGGCAGAGCTTGAACTCAGCCGCCAGAAGATGGTGATGGACGATGACTTTGCGCGAGACAAGATGTACCAAGAGATGGCTCTAAAGAAGTACGAGCTGGAACTGAAGTACAACACACAGATAAGTACGGCTGAGATTACAGCCGCACAGAATGTTGACCGTGAGATGGTCAAGCAACAAATGCAACAACCAGGAACCTTTCAATGACCGAGGAAGACATCATCCGCAAGGGCAACAAGTCAGAGCTACTGCTCCAAGACGAGGTTTTTACCAATGCCCTGCAACAGCTTCAGGATATCCAGGTTTACAAGTGGAAGTCTAGCCTTCCCGATGAATCTGCAAAACGTGAGCAAGCGTGGGCGATGCTGCAAAGCATTGATATGTTGAAAACTGAGCTGAAGAAGATGATCGATAACGGTTGGGTGGAGCGTAAGAAATTGGAACGCACCCGTAAATGAAAGGAACTGAAACATGGATAACCTAAATATTGCTAACGCAGCAAGTGCGATTGACGCGATGTTGCCATCGGAAGGTGGGGACCAACAGGACGTTGAGTTGCATGAAGAGTTGACGGAAGTTGACTCAGCGGCTCCAGAGGAGGAATTGCAAGACTCCGATGGGGAACAGCCTGATGAGGATGAGGCCGAGGAGGAGGAGGACAAGCCACCCGTATTCACCGTCAAAGTTGACGGCAAGAATGTCGAGGTCACGCTTGAAGAACTCCAAAAGGGCTACAGCCGAGAAGCAGACTACACCCGCAAGACTCAGCAAGTGTCCGAGGAACGAAGGGCGTTCCAGGCAGAGGCTGAACTTGTGCGGACGGAGCGCC